GATGCGACCACGAGCCGAGGCGAGATCGTAGCTCGCCTCATCGATGAATCCGGTCGAGAGGATCCGCTCGGCCGGCGAGTAGCCGACGATCCGCACCGGCACGCCCGGCCGCACGGCGCCGTAGTACGGGCTCGCCGTGTTGAGCGGATCGAGCTCGCGCGCCGGATCGATCGTGCCGAGATCGAGCTCGCCCGCCTCGGCGACGCTCAAGATGCCGGATTCCTGCGAGGCGCCCCAACGTTGCGTCACTTCGCCCACGTCGCAGCCGACGGTCTGCCAGCCCGGCGAGCTCCACGCGGCGCCGCCCCACGTCGCGCGACCCCACCGGGCAGCGCCCGGCTTCGCCGCCCACAAGAGAACGCCGACGCTCTCGGCGCCCGGCCCGATCGAGACGACCACTAGCCGCCGGCCCAGCCGACCGCCGGGACCACGCCGCCGTTGAGCCGCGTGACGCGCCGCAGCGCTCGGACCACGGCCTGCTCGGCTTCGATGCCGTCGCCGGTCGTGTAGATCGTGATCGATGCCGGCGCGACGGCGCCCGTCGATGCCGCCCGGCTTGACGAGCGGCCGACGCCCGGCCCGGCAGCCGAGCTCGTGCTCGCCGACAGGAACGGGAGCGACGGCAGGGTGATCCCCTTGAGCGGGTTGATTGCGTCAAGGAAGCGGCCGAGCACGCCGATCGCGTCGCCGAGCCATTTGACGAGCTTGACGATCCAGCCGACCACGATCACGAGGATGTCGCCGACCACCTTGAGCGCGGAGCCGAGGAGCTTGAGGATCGGGATGATCGCCGGCAGGACGGCTTTGATGAGCTGCCCGAGGAGCTGTATGAGCTGAATCAGGACGGGCAGGAGCGCGTCCAAGATCGGCAGGAACGCGGATCCGACCTCTTCGCCGAGCTCGCCGAGCGCATCGGCGCCGCGCGCGCCCATACCCGTCACCGAGCTCGCGAACGTGTCAGCCTGCCCGGCCGCGGCTTTCGTGGCATTCGCGAGCGTCTCGGTCGCGTTGGCGCCCTTGTCGAGTCCGGGGATGAGCTTCGCGAGCGGCCCGGCCTGCCCGGCCTGCGCTTTCGCGACGGCATCGGCCGCGGTCGCGAGATCCACGCCGGCGAAGCGCGCGACGTCCTGCGCGAGCGCGAGCGAGCTCGTCGCCGTATCGAGATCGTGCGTCGCCGTGACGAGCGAGGCGAGCGCGTCACGCGTCTCACTGTCGGAGAATGCGCGCGCCTGCCCGGCTTCGATCGCCGCGTCCACTTTGTCGGTGTAGTCGCCGGTCGCGACGCCGGCAGCCTTGAGTACCGTCTCAAGCTTCGCCTGCTCATCGCGGTCGGCGGCAGCCGCGGCCGTCATCTCCACGATCGCGCCGGCAGCCAGCGTCACGCCGCCGGCCAACGCGGCGACCTTGAGCGTCGAGCCGCCGAGGAGATCGCCGAAGCCGCCGACCGACCCGCTCGCGCCCTTGAGCGACTTGTCGAGCCCGGTGGCATCGCCGAGGATCTCGACCACGAGCGCGAGGCTCATCCGGTGCTCGCCTTGCGCCGGCGACGGCGCCTCTTGTCGAGATCCTCGCGCGCCTGCCGGTACGCGTCGAGCTGCGCGAGCGTGAGCTCACCCGCGACGTCGGGCGGCAGCCCGGTCACGAGCGCCGCCTCAACCGTCGCGGTCGCCTCGGCCTCGGCGACCGGATCCTGCCCGGCCGACAGATCGAGCGCGACGTCCCACGTCTGCGCGATCTCCCACGTGAGCGACGGATCCAAGCGCCGCTCGAGCTCGAGCGCGAGAGCGTAGAAGACGGTCGTGCCGCGGAGGATGTCGTCAGCCGAGCCCGAGTGCGTCATGACGGCATCCACGAGCCGGCCGAGCTCATCGGCGCCGACGCCGGCGATCGCCGAGGCGCGCGCCCGCTCAAGGATCGTCGCCCGGCGCAGATCGGCCAGCGTCACCACGACGCGGCGCGGCTCCGGGTAGCGGCTCACGACTTCACCTCAAAGCCGGTCGTCGTGCCGAGCTTCGCGATCTCCTCGCGATACCGATCCAGGATCTCCGTGCTAGACGCCGTGACGGTATCGCGGACCATCCGCGCGGGCTCGATCCCGTGCGCCGGCCAGCCGTACTCGATCGGCCCGGCCCGCTTGAGCGGGCTCGTGATCCGGGCACGCGTCTTCGTGGCGCCGGCCGACCACGACGCGGCGAGCTCGCCCGTCCGGCGCGGCGTGCGGAGCTCCACGCCGGGCACGAGCATCGATGAGACGGCGAGATGCGCCGCCTTGAGATCGCCGGCGCCGGCGGCGACCGCCTTGAGTGCGCTCTGGACCTCGCGAACGCCGGCGACCTTGACGCTCGTCTTCGATGCGGCCACCTACGCCGCGGCGCCGGCCGTCTCGGGCTCGGCCTCGGCCTCGGCCTCGGCGACCGCCGGGAACGCGGCGACCGCCTTTGTCGGCTTCGACGTGCACGGCAGCTCCACGTCCAGCTCGGCGAACGTCGACACTTCGCCGCCGTAGTTACCGGCCACCAGCCGGACCTGCCCGGTCATGCCGGGCTCGGTCGCGCTCGGCGTCTTGCCGGCGCCGTGCGCTTGATACTGGAAGTCGGCGAGCTCGCCGTCATGATCCCAGAGGAAGCCGGCCAGCCCGTCGGCTGCCCAGCGCTGCGCGGCGACGATATGTAGCGTGTAGGTCGTCTTGCCGATCTGCGAGTACGAGCCCGTCGGGCAGAGCGTCGCGTACTCGACCGAATCGCCCGGCGTCGAGACGATCTCGGCCGTGCTCAAGTCGCAGTTATATTCGGTGCGGAGCCCGGTGCCCGGCGAGCTCAAGCGCAGATTGAGCGTGACGTCTTGCATAAAGAGCGGCGAGCTCATGGCAGATCCTCCCTACGTGGTCGCGAGCTGGACTGTGGATACGGTCGCCGCGTACGGCACGCCGTCGATCGAGTAGTCGCTCGGCTTCGCCCACGTCGGCAGCTCGCAGCCGGGCACGGCCCGGAGCGCGATGTCCACGGCATCGATGAGATCGCCGAGCGTCGCGAACGCGCCCTCCGAGTCGGCCCGGCCGGCGATCGCCGTGAGCCGCCAGCGGCTCACTCGACCGGGCAGCCGGACGGGCACGCTCCACGGGTCGCCGGGCTCCACGTGCACGCACGGCGCCGAGAGCTTGCCGGTCGTCGCCGTGCGGACGTCGGCGGCATCGAACGCCGCGAGGAGCGTCTCCCGGTCGGTCATCGCCCGGCTCATGCGATCCCGACGGTCGCGTAACGTGCCAGGATCGGCGCGACCGCCTCAAGGTAGTCACGCGCCACCCGGACGGCGGCGCCTTGCAAGTCGACGTATCCCGTGAGCCCGAAGGTCGCCTCACGCCGTTTGTAGGCTTCCACGCCGGCGCCCCGAGCCGCGGCGCGGAGCTCGGGCGGCAGCTCCGGCGGCTCGACCGGCGGCGTCGGCCACGCGGCGCCGTAGAGCCGGGCATCGAAGCCGGCCGAGACTGCGCTCGCGCACAGCCCGGCCCACTCCGCGTCCGCCGGCGACGCCGCCGACGGATCCGCATACGCGCCCGAGTGCACGAGGATCTCGTCACCCGTGACCCACTCGACCATCGGCTCGGCCTAGGTGAGCGTGGACTTGACGATGCCCTTCGGCGCCGTCGTCGCCCCGGTGCCCATTCCCCAAATCGCGACGTTCTGGCCGAGCTTCGCGACATCCTCGGCTGAGATCGGAAACGGCCCGTCCTCGTGCCAGCTCGCGGCTTCGCCGTTGGTGACGAGATGCACGTTGCCGGTCAGGAACGGCGCCCGGATGATCGGCAGCCCGGAGATGTCGACGCGAAGCGTGCTCGCCTGCGCCGTGCCGGCGATGTTGTTGGTGCCGTACGCGGCCGGCCACAGATTCGCGAGCCCGCCGAGCCGCGCGAACTCGGTCGGCGAGACGAGATCCACGGTCGCCGGAGCGCCCGTGTTGTCGGCGACGATCGAGCTCGCCGCGAAGAGGAACGCGCGGACCTGATCGGCCGTGCTCGTGGCCGTGAGCACGAGCGAGCTGCCGGCGACCGCCAAGAGCTGCGCTTCGAACGCGGCCTCGGTCGCCCGCGCGTAGGCGATCGCGAGGATCCGGAGATATGCCTCGCGGTAGCTCGGCGAGCTCCGGCGGATGAGCTGATAGCTCACGTCCGAGCCGCCGGCGTAGGTGT